TATCTTTACGAACGTCAAAGCTCGAAGGCTTAGCTCCGATCTTGCCGTTGTATTTGATGTAGTCGTAGCTGTCTGTTGTGAAGTGATTTTTGAGGGCGAGGAATGTGGTGTAGCTCTCGAAAGGAGTCATACTGGTAACTTTGCCCTCTTTGGCATGAAGTTGAGTTCTTCTGCTTCGTCTTGAAGCTTTGCCTTAATACGAATGTTGCTACGAATAATACTCGCAGCAGCTTCGAGCTCGATGTTATTCTTTTCGCAATAGTGGACGACGGCATCCATATAGTCTAAATTATAATTGATAACCAATCGTTCAATTTCTTTGATAAACTTTTCAGAAGTCAATGCTTTGGTTGAGATGACGTCGTCCATCATAATATAATTATCCTCTATAAAAAATGTGTGCACCAATTTTAGTCGTACGATCAAAGACTCTGCCCCATGATGGGCTTACATAGTCTGCGTGATAGAATTTTGCACCTCTTGTAACGTCACTGTAGTTACCCAGATATACGTTTTCGGCAACGGCTGTCGCCTTACGATATGCTGTCATATCAGCTATTCGCTTTCCTCCCTCACACTTCCATGAAAATTGGCATACGCGCGCAGTTCTCTGATTGATAACCGCACATGGTGTCTTTGGGAATCTTTTATCTTTTACGCGATTCAATACTACATTGTTCACCGCGATTTTGCCTTTAGTTGGCTCATGGCCTGCTTCGAAATATGTATTCTCGGCCATGCATTTGATTTGTTTTTTATCGTATTTGCTCAGATAGACTGGCTCTTTTACGATTTTTTCTTTTTCGATTACCTGAATCACTGGGACCTTTACGATCTGTACTTCAGGTTGTTTAGTTGGAGTAGCCAAAGCCACACCTGTGACTGCAATAACACCTATGACAAAGCCTTCGGCCCAGCGTAGGTACGGGAAATCTTTTCTGTTTTCGAAAAGTTTCATGTTTTTCCTCTTAGTCTCAATGACTTTGGCAAACAGAGACTACTGTGCAGGCATCTCAGCCATATAGTTTTCTGCCGCTATAAGAAGATACACAAGAGAATAACGAAGTATCTTCCATCCATTTCCCTCTTACTGGAAATGCAAAATCATTAGTGTTTTCGTCGGTGACATCCGAATGATGCCGCTTTCTAGCCATCTAAGACTTGAAGTTTTTGTAAGAGTCAATGGAGGGATTAACCTCCGTCATATTTTATTTATACTACCACCAGCGTTTTTCTGGCGACTCGTAGCACCAGCTATTCAACTGGTAGTAAAGTGTGAGTACCTGTCTCCAAGTACCCACTGACTTAATTAGTTGCTGTCAACAAAAGTCTTAAGCTTCGTTGCTTCAACTAAAATTTCTTCTGCTGTAGGGAAAGTCGGAACTTCTGTCAAAAGCGTTGCGTTCTCGTTATTATCTGCCGCGCGGGCTGCTTGTTCCCATTGATTATAGAACTTTGCATTAGCTTGATCTTGGGCCATCTTGAGAACTTCGAGACGGATTTCATATGGTGTTTTAGTCATTTTAATTTCCTTTGTGTGTGTTATGTGTGTTGGCCCGTTCTGTTCCAAGGTGGAGCCATACCCGTGTAGATCATGCCGCTAGGCGGATATCTGCAAAGCTATCGTTATCGTTAGCATTTATGTTTAGTGGCACTTTGCCAGGCAATCAGTCTCGAACCGCCCTATTACACGAAAATCGAATTCCATGGTCACCCCCATCATCTACACACCGCTGGATTCGAACCATTCATGCGGCTTTAGCATTACTACCACCTGTCGTGCCCTTCAGGATCGGTGTGTAGATGGTGGAGGTGCGGGGAGTCGAACCCCGGTCTTTCCGCCTTTATTGTTGATTGTCAACAACTGATATTCTATATATACAATGTTTTGGCTTAATTGTACATGCTTAACGTAAGAAGCCAAGTGTTTTTTTTCACTAGTTTACAAGATGTTGAGCAAGAACCATACAACTCAACCAAGCCCACATAGTATTAAACGCTACGAGGGTGGGCAGCAACTTCTTATTCGAAGCCCAAATAAGCGTAAGGCTTGTTATCAATGTCAACCAATATAACCACCAAATGCTGGCACCAAAGATCAAGCCAGGAATAATAATAATTGCTTTGGCCGTCCAACTTGCTGCTTCTACTTTGTTATAGAAGTGGTCCCAATATTCTTTCGTAAACCACAAACCGTAACAGTCTCGGATTTTATCCCATCCAGTTTTGTAGTAGGTGAACATTACCAAACCAAAAGCTGCAGTTGTAGCCCAAACAATTTGTTCAATATTCATGTTTTGACTTAATTACACCAAGACTGTTTTGCATCTCCGAAATATGCTCGAGCAAAGCTGTTCTTAATAAGCAGATCGCGAAGGCTCATGCCGTCAAGCAGAATGTCACCGAGTACACGGCCACCAAACTTGTCCCAATCATATAGAACAACTTGATGCTTCTTCGTACCAGCAATCACATCTTTGACAAAAACAGAAGCTTGCTCGCCGCGCTTCTTTTCGCTCTCGCATTTGGCACGAAAGCTTTTTTCTGGAGTATCAACACCGAAGATACGAACACCGAGTTCAGGCTTGAGTGGAGCTGGCAAGTATGGTGCCTCGATGACAATCGTATCACCATCAATTGCTCGAACGATCTTTGCATCATAGGTTACACCGACCGGTGTCTTCTGAGCAATTGCTGGAGTTGCCAACATGACGAGTGCTAGCGCAATAAAATTCTTCATATATTTTCCTTAGTTACAAGTAGTTTGCCAATAAACGTAGCGCTCACCATAGCGCCACTCAGTAATTTGTTCACGGACGCAATAGCGTCTATCATATCTATAATTTGGTGGGTAGTAACGATTATCGTTATAGTCTTGGTTTCTATCTTCTTCTGGTGCTCGTTCTTTTGAAACAAGTGCACCTACAACAACACCGCCGATAATGGCACCGCATAGCCAACCACATCCGCTTTTACGTTTTTGTTTGTGTTCGCGATGTTCTGTACGATCATAATTTTTTGCAAGAACTGGAGTAGAGATCAGCATGCTGCTGACAATTGCGAATGTAATAAGTTTCTTCATATTAGAACTCCTCATCTATATCTGCAAACATCACCCGTTTTCTTGGATCGCCGGCGGCAATGCATCGAGTGAGTGTCAGCGCTTCTTTGTAATTCTTCGTGTGGAACATCACCGGGAAAACGATCTCATCGTCATCCTCGGTTTCGAAAGACATTCCTACAAAGTAAGTACCATTTTCTTCTACCATTCATTTATTTATTATCGGTAGATTTCTCTTCTTCGTACTCTTCGATGACGGGAATGTCTTCCCATTCTGCAGCAAAACCATCTCGCTTAATCTGAAGCTTCCATGTTGTTTTCTCAATCCACCGATTAACGATCATCCGACCATCAACCTCCTCGAGAGAGGTTTGATGGCGGAGTTTCTGGATAACGCGGATATCCTTAATGTTCATTATGCTGCCTCCGCAAATTCAACCGCAGTTTCCAATGCCTTCGTCTTGAGGTTCTTGTTCGAACCGTACCAAGCGGAAGTCATGCGATTATCTGCATTGCGACCAATCATGTGATCAGTCATGAAGGTCACCGCGTTGAAAGCCTGCCACCAGCTACCTTCGCCATATTCGGCACCAGGCTGTTGGTCCATGATTTCGAGAGCGATACCAGCATTCTTGCTGAGATCTTTCTTCGAGCCAGTGACAGGGAATACGCGCTGGAAATACTCGACGATATTCTCGTCAGTGTAACGCTTCGAACCAAGATAAGCAGCCATTTCTTTGTACTTGGCAAGCTTTTCCTTGGCAACACCGAGTGTTTCCTTGACAACGTCACCGTCAAACTCACGACGATGGCTAACCTTGACAATCTTGCTCGACTGGCTGTTAAGCGAGAGAGTCAGAGTGTTGTTGCAAACAACGCGAACTGGAGTGAAGCGAACATCGATTGACCAACCATACTTATGCGGATTGGTGAAGAGCAGGTAGGAATCGACTTGATCGCCCTTGAACAATTCGAAGGAATCCTTTACCTTCGCCAAGGCCCAAACAAGTTGACCATCGCGAAGCGAACCGGCGGTGTGCATTTCCATCTCACCGGCTGCAACGAAATCATTGAAGAATTCGAAGGCTGATTCGTTCTGATTAGGAACCCAATCGTTGGTGATCACGTCGAGGATCTTGTTGTCAACGTCACGAACCAGAGCGGAGTGACCGATGTCGACTTGCTTACCACCGATTTCGGCGAAAGCAGGAACTGGATTGACCTTCCAGTCGAGGTTTGCTGCCTTCAGCATTTGATTCGGTGTGAGGTCGTTCGAGACCTTCGTGCCGAGGTGATGCCAAGGTGTTTCGCCTGCATAAGCCATCGAAGCCTTGCCGTCGAGAAATTCAATCATATGAGCCATAATATATTTTCCTTTTTCAATTTGGTATAACCATTCTACCAAAGAATGGCTTATTTGTACATGTTTATTTTTAATTAATTTCAAACTCATTTAGCATTTGCTCAAGAATATCTTTGTAGATACGCTTAGCTGTGCTGACCAACTGACGCGTTGAACATTCGCTGAAGTCAAAGCCATCGCATTCCATTTCAGTCTGAACACGCAATGCGTCTTCCAAAGAAATTTGAAGGCCTTCAGCAATATCTCGAGTAACTTGATTCATCATAATTTCCTTTAGCTTATTATTCATACTACCAAAGTTTTGATAAAATGTACATGTTTATTTTTAAAATTATGCATTATTTTCGGCTTCGGCAGTTATCAAATTAACTGAACCAATACCAAATATAGTCAAACCCAAAAGGCCTTGAAGCACAAAATGCGTTACGTCTGCATACTCAGGAATGAGGATCAGAATAAGCAAACCAAGAAAAATCATTACATAGTTCATATTATATCTCCAACGAACGTTCATAAGATTCGCGCTCTGCGCGCTCATCGAGCCATTTTTCGTAACCTTCCCAAAAGGTCTCTTCAACTTCATTTTCCATCATAATTTCCTTTAGCTTATTATTCATACTACCAAAGTTTTGATAAAATGTACATGTTTATTTTTCGATAAAATCACAAACCAACTGAAAAAAGTCATCAGGCTTTTCATCTTCCATGACCATCAGATAGTCACGAACATCTTCGGTAATACCGTGCTTGGCGAAATATGCAGCGATTGCTCGCTGCACAGTGTCTCTGCCGAAGTACTCAATACTAGGCGATACAGTCATACTTCCTCCAAAATATCAAGCATGTAATCGATGATTTTTTCGAAGTCATCGTCTGGATGCAAGCGGTGGTCGATTGCAACTTCGCTGTACATCGCAGTCAGATAGTCGCGAATCTCAACACCGTGAGTTCCTGAGATACCTTCATAGACATAATCGAATGGATCATCGAGGGTGGCGATGTGGTTGTGTAAATTCATCATAATATATTTTTCCTTCTTTATTATAGGTCCACCTTACATTGTTTTCGAAATAATGTACATGTTTATTGTCAAAAAAAATGCGACCGAAGCCGCATTTTCTTATCCGTACATTTGATGGTAAGATCGAACCAGATCGGTCGCTTTCTCAAGATATCGTTGAGGTCGCTCAATAAAGACTTGAGACTCGAGAGAGTCATCGACTCCAATGATGATAACGATATCCTTCACTAAGATGCCTGTCATCTCCCATAACATATAAGAGTAGAGAC